GTTTACTCTCCATGCTTGATAAGAACTTCAATAACACATGTAGGTTTGCACAAGGGAACAATAACAGACATAGATGTAGCAAGGGTTAGAGATGGATTGTTCGACCCTTCCATAATATTCAGTTCTGATCGTGACAAATTTCAGGGCGCAGCAGGTGAGCTCAAAGCATTTATGGATGCAGGTCTGTTTTCAGGAAGATGTAGGGGGGTTGAGCTCGACACAAGGAAAGGTTTGTCTTGTTTTGAAATTCATAAAAGCAATTGGATTGATGCACTAATGCAATCTAACATGTGGATGCACGACGTATTCGACTGTGAAGTAAAGGTGGCACCCTTGACCCCTGTTGGTTCATCTGACAGTGATTCTGATGTTAGTCAATCTGAGTTTGATCCAGATGATTTTGAATATGACATAGGAGATGATGAAGACTTTGCAAACAAAACAACAGACTTTCTCAGTCATGCTGTGATAGAAACAATAGACTTCAAGATGCCGAGGAAAGGGAAATCTAGTGTTTCAATTGAGAGGAGGATACATGCAGCAGAAATAACGCTAATGCAAGAGTACTCCAAAGTTGTCGTGATGCCAAGAGTCAAAGAATTAAGAAAGAGGTTCGGAGAGGATCATGTGCACTCATCTTGTATGTTTATTGCAGCAAACTGCTTGAGTTATCTTAACAACTATAAGGATGAGGAGTATCTTGGTGATGATTTCAAAGAGGGTATGAACTACTCTGATTGTTTTGACCCTGTGAACAGCTACAAAATGACAAGCTACGAGATAAACAATGCAATCATTCGGTATAAAAGGCTTAAATATACTTGTGTTGCTTATTCTATGCTAACTGTTATTAAGAATTTTTACACACCACGACCAATCATCAACGATTCTAAGATAGCGTGGAATTCTCTTGCTTCAGAGCTTTCAGTTCCAAGTGACTGTGTTATTTTTGGAAAGTTTGAAGACGGATATAAGAGAATGTTCCAGACACACAGCACTAGCTTTGGTCTTAGGCCTGTAGAGTAATTAGTTTAAAAGTTGGAAGAATAAAGTTTGAAGAGCAGCA